TGCCGCGCGCAAAGAAATGAACTCACGCCCGCGCACCGGCTCGACTGCCGCCCAGAGCGTCGCCACGGTCGACCACGCAACGACTTCCGTACCGATGGCATCGCGCGTGACCGTCTTGCTCTGCAGCGTCACGCGCTGGTTGAGGCGACCGGAGGCGACCATTACAGCCCCATATCCACGCGGTACGGGTCGAGCAGCGCATCCCACGCACCGCGGGGCAGTTCGGCCACGCTCACGCCGGCAGCGATGGACTCGCGCTGGTTGTACCAGGTGCCGATGCACAGCAGAAGCCACTGCTGGATACCCTTCGGCACGGCAGTATCGATGCCGCCATAGCCGGCGCTGTAGGTGATGCGCACGGCGTCGGTGCGGTCACTCTGCACTTCCGGCCACGACGCACCCACGGTCGGCACCAGGGCCGGCCAGTCAGCCCCGGATTCCAGCGCATACAGCCCGGACGACAGCGTGACTTCGGCGCCTGTGGTGTCGAGGTACTTGACGTCCGAAATCGCGGTCACCGGAGCGCCGGGCAGCGGCACACGCTCGCCGAACTCAGCCACTCGATGCGTGCGCGCGCGAGTGATGAGCGTGCGGCCAGTGAGGTGCTCCGCCAGATCCGCCGCCGCATCGATCAGCGCGCCGATCAACGTGTCGTCGTCGGCGTGATCGACGCGGAGGTGAGCCTTCGCAGTGGTGATGGACAGGGCGGGCATGGTTTCCTATGCGCGTAAAAAAGCCGCCCGGAGGCGGCTGTGTGGGGCCTCTATCTTGCAAACCAGTCCGGCTTGGTCATCCGCTCATACGGGCCGATGGATGGCGGATTCTGGATCGCTCGGCGGTCAAACGTACCCGCCCCGGAATACATAGAAACAGAATTCGATCCGGCTCCTAACAATGCGCTGTCAAATCTGAGCCGGTAGTCAGCCGCTCCGATCCAGCCAGCAGACGACACCTGGACTGAATCGGACGCCGACGTTTTGTTGATTTCGCTTTCGAGCGTTGACATTACCAGTCGTGCGGAATTGAACCCGATAAATGCGTTTTTTGCGCAGACAATTTTCCCGCTCGACCAGTCCGTATCATCTCCGAGCCACATCCCGACCTCTACCGGGTTATCAGGATGCGCGATCGTCAGGTTATTGACGACCGCCATTCTCACCAGATCGGCGCTATTGCCAACCTGATACATGACATGCGCAGCGATGTGTATCCCTGTCCCTTGCCCGTGCCGAAATGACCCGCGCTTCGCCGCGATGTGCAGGCAGTGCGTCATCTGATAGTCGTTCGTGGCAGGGGATGCTGCATTGTTCCAGTTCGCGCCGTATTCGCAATTCAGGCTGATGTTCGCGTGCCATGTGCTGCGCTGGCCGCACCCGACCTGCCATGCCATGTAGCTGTCGCGCGCGATGTTGTATTCCCAGATCGTCCCGTTGTCTCCGTAGTCTGCGTAATAGCAGCCCCCGTCGAACGTGCAGTTCCCGGTCCCGTTCAGCCATCGGCCAGCATCGTTACCGCGCACCCGGAACGGCTCTTCATAACCAGCAGCCTGCGATGGAGTGAGTTGCGTGTAGACCGCGCCGGCAATAGAGCATGTGAGATTACCGTCCAGCATCAGATTGTTCTCATACTGCCCCACAAGCCCTTTTCCGTAGGCTTTGAATGCCGGCCCGCTGCATCGGCGAAAATCGTTGTCGTGAATATCGACCTCCCACCGCGCCTCAGTAGTATTCGTCCCGCAATTTATGCGGATCGGGGTTGATGTCTCGTAGGTCTCACAGTTCGTAAGCTCGAACGCCGGGAGTATCGAATCCGTGACGCCCTGAAACAGCAGCAGCCCAGACCCTTGCTCCGCCCTGATTCCGTCAATCACTGCGTATTTTCCGCAGCCGTAGAACGAAAACACGAAACCGCGGCTAATTACGATTCCGCCAGGGCCGTAGAACGTGCTCGGATCAATCAGCGGGCTATTGCAACCGTAGCCAGAGAGATACAGGCGGGGGTTTGCGCTGACCGTCCCCGAATAGTCGAAATTCCAGCGGAGCGTGTCGTAACCCATACCATTGACAAAATCTCCGGCGCTGGCCGAAGCGCTGTCCTTGTACTCACCATTGATGTATCCGTATCCGGCATTTGACGGCGTGCTCTGATTCATTGAGACGGCATATTGCCCGCCAACCTGAATCCACACGTCCCAATAATCGGCGGTCCATGAGAATTCGATGTACCAGCCCTTGGGCACTCCGAAATTCAGCGTGCTGTCCCATTGCCAATCTGACGACACCGGGAACATCCTGCGGCGGATAGTCGGATTTGTAGTCCCTAGCGCTCCGGCTGGTACGTATCTGGTTATCCGAGCCTTATTCGATTCTGTACCGTTGAACTGTGTCTGAGCAATCTGTCCGTTTGCGGCGCGAGTAATTGCGATATCCCATATCGAATCGGACGCTAAATAGATACCTCCGCCAGCCCCTGGATTGAAATTTGCGCAAGCGCTTAAATTCTTTTTGGGGGATGCAATCGTTCCAGAGTTTGAATCACTCCCCCGGTTGTAATCGATATACATGTCGACCATTTATCAGCCTCCAATGATTTCGATCTCGCATTCTTGCAATACAACCCAGTCGGTAGCTGCGGCGGAGTGCTTGATTGTCACGCCAATCGTCTTGTCTGCTGTTACGTCATTCGTCAAAATAAGCTGAGAGTAAGTGACGCCATTTGTATGGCCGGTACTCTGTTCCGCGTGCGTGACTTTCAGCACCGTAACATTTCCATCGACAGCGAAACCGCCGAGGCCATTAGCAAAATTGTTTGCGCTTGTGATGGTTGTTACGTGAAACGGGCTTGCACCGAAAAACACCTTGCCAGTCTTTGTCCCACCCGCGCCTCCCGCTGTCATACATATTCTGGACTGCATGCCACCAAACAACGAGACTGCATTTCCCGGCAAAGTGAAATTCACACAAGTTAGATCAACGCCGGCCGTCGTTGTGAATGCGCCCGGGCCGGTAGTGGTGAAACCCGACGTTGTCGGGATAGACGGGTATCCGCTGGAATAAATGTTGTTGTAGACAACGCCGACTGTCGTGCTGCTCATGACAGTCCAGTACCACCCCGCTGCGCTACCTGAAAACAGCGCGCCGGTTGGGAAGTACATATAGCTGCGCGGATAAATACGATCAAGCGCAACACTCAACGTCAACGCCCCATTGTTACCAACGCTGCCGCTACTCGGCAGGATGAACGGGATTGTGCTGCGCATGCACGGCGCTCGACCATTAAGCGGCACCCATCGCGTTCCATCGGACACCCACAGCGACCCCGACCCCGACTTACCTATATCAGTCACCCGATACGTGTTTCCAGCGTTATCCGATGCCGCAGGAAGCGACGCGAACGCACCCGACGGGCCGAGAAGGCCGCCAGCCGCCCCCACCACCGCAGCGGCGTAGTCCCTGTTCGGTGGATAAAGCGGCGACGCGCCATCCTGCACATAATCCGCGCGAGCAATTCCGGCTGAAATCAGCGCTGCCTCGTTCGTCAGCGTCGCCCGGTCGCCCGCGCTGTAGCCGTTCCATGAGGTGAGAAAACGGACGGTCATGCGGCACCGCCTTTCTTGGCCTTCGGATTCTGCGCGACAGCGGGCGCCTTGTCGGTCGAGGCGGCCGGCGAGGCGTCGAGGTACTCGGCGGCGTTGCAGTCTTCGACCAGGTGGCGGGCGAAGGTGGGGTCGGTGCGCAGCTCGTCGCCCGGGCTGAGGGTGCCGTACTGCGGCGTGACGACGATGCCTTTGATCTTGACTCGGACAATGTCCATGGCGGTGCTCCACGAATTCAGGGGATGGCGCCCGCCGGTGAGGGCGGGCGCCGGGTGCTACTTAGCCCTCATCAGGCCGGGGTCAGATCGCCCGCGCGAATTGCAGCCGGGCGCTCGGTGGCGAGTGCCAGCCGGCGCTCGGCGCGCAGGGTGATCAGGTTCTTCGTGAAGTTGTCGCTGTCGCTGTCGGACATCTCGACCACCACACCTTCGCGGTTGTAGAGCGTGGCAGCAGCGCCGAACGCACCCACTGCGACGTTGTCTGCGGTCATTCCGACCGACTGGACAACCGGCACGCCGAACAGGATCGCGCGACCGCCGTCGTCGTACTTGAAGGCGATCATGTTGGTGTTCGCAGTGAAGATGTCGATCTCGATCTGCGCCCAGTCGGCCGGATTCAGCACGATGGCGTCGGCCGGATAGCCCGCTGCCAACAGGTCGCCCATGATCTTGCGGATCAGCACCAGCTTCTTCAGCGTGGAACCGAGCGCGGCATCGGCATAGCCGTGAGC